GAATCCACCATTCGAAGAAGAAGTAGCGTTTGGCGTTCCTGTAATTCGTTCTGCTCTTCAGACCGCTTGTTGACCTTGCTTATCTGAATGGACAAGCATGCAACCACGATCCCGGCTAAAGCGGTGATTAGTGTACAAATTATCTCTGTCATTCTGTCTCACCTACCTTCAGCGCCCGAAGAACCATGGCGATCACCTCTTCCCGTTTGGCGTATCCCTGTGGCTTGCTTCCGTCCGTTATCCCGTACGCAATGCCGTTTGAAATGATATGCTCATCCTTTGCCCATTCGGAAGGTTCTGAATCTTCACCGACAAGGATTTTAGACACGGCTTCAACCGCCTTGTTCACGATCCGGCTCTCGGATTCTTCTATCAACTGTCTGACTCTCTCTTCTGTCATATCCGTTCCCCCTTTGTCTGTTCCTGTTGCTGTTTGGTCTTTATCCTTGCCACTGTCATTTCCTGTCCATTCAATCAGCCAAAAGAATTTGGCTTCATTTAAAAACGTGTTCATGTCGCCGTGTGTTCTGTGGTTGGCTGTAGACGCAGGGTCATTAATAAGCACCCTGCCGGAACCATCCACACCATAAGCAACAATGAAATGACCGCTTGAAGTCCATGTTCCTTTCCCCATGCAAACAATCAGCCAATGACCTTGCTGTAAATGACTGCGGACGGATGCCCGAAGTTTTGCTTGGTCATTGTTGTGCCAGTTGTTGTATTGGTTCAGCTGTATGCATCCGATCCCGTACGCTTTTAACTGTGGGACGAAGTAGCTGTAATAAGTTCCCTGCCGTAATGCCTTGTATCCATGCGACAATGACCATTTCGCAGTCGTCAACGGTGTCACGGAAGAATCCGTCAAAGATGCTATGACCATTGCCGCAGACGTAGGCCCACAACCCGCCCTTCCGATGGTGGTGGACTCACCGGGAGCGGAGTAGGATTTACCGCTCCACCGTTTGTCTGTCTGTAAATAATAAACTGGTTTCATGCTTATTCACCTACCATCTTGCTTGCGTGAGTTCTCCAGTAAGTTGCGGTCTTGTATTCAGAAAGAGACTCCGCAGGGACATATATTTTACAATCCGATGGGAAAGTGGAAATTGCGTTTGAACCGCCAATCGTTGGAGGGACAAGCGGCAAGACTTGAAATTTTGCGATTCCAGAACAGTTGGCAAAAGCATAATCCTCTATAGAAGAAATGTTTTGTGGAACCGTAAATGAAACAAGAGAATAACAATTTTGAAAAGTATATTTATCTATTTTGCTAACATTTTGTGGAAGTTTCAAATTTCTTAAACATTGACAAGACGCAAACGCATATTTCCCAATGTTAGAAATTCCTCTTGATAGCGTTATTCTTTTGATTATCATACAGGACTGAAACGTATAATCCGGAATGTTTGTTAAATTTGGTGGAAAGGATACAAACCTTAAAGAATATATATATGAAAACAAATATCCTCCGATACTAACAACTTCGTGTGGAATTGTTAAAGATTTAATGGAATTGGATGATCCGAATGCTCTTTCGCCAATGCTTGTGATGCTTTGTGGTAATGTAACATATTCAAGAGAAAAACAGTATGCAAATGCGTATTGCCCGATTGTTGTTATTCCACTTCCAAGGCGAATTGCTGACACATGGTTTGCGTATACCTTATTTTCATTTTCAGTTGTACTCTTTCGTAAAATGTAATAAGATCTATCACAAAAAAAAGTGAAAGTTCCCGAAATTACGTGTATTGAAATGGTATATTTCCCAGTTGATAGGAATTTATGAAAAACTCCTTTTCTTTCTGTTAGCGAAGTTCCTGTCAACTCATTGACAGATGAGCCATCACCCCAATCAATGACTATCGTTCCATTCACAGCAACGGTTAGAAATGGAGACAATCTTTCGGGAGAATCAAACATAACGTCAATTTCTGTATCCCCGGATTCTGTGATATACATCTGACCAATATCACAAGTTCCCATTTCGCTAACTTGCTCTTTTGCTTCTGTAAGCGTCCAATTCCATCCCTGCGATATCAAACCATCATGGGTTGGATTTTCCGGCATTGACGTTAATGCAAGAAAATCGTTTGCGGAATAACTATATAATAACGTTCCGTCATAATCTATAAAACGAACGTCATCGTCTTCACTTGCACCGCTACCGCCACCGCCTTGAACATTTACGGAAACGCCAACTTCGGAAAGACCATCATAGCCGGGATCCGGTTCAACTGTGGTAGTTCCGTTTTCGGTAATGCTGACGGATTTGCTTTGAAGGTTCGGCGTGCTTCCCTGCTCTATATCATCGATATAATCGTGGTAATCATCTAATTTGGCGCTACTTGGAACGGTGACACCTTTGCTTTCAATTGCGGTTTTAATGTCGGATTTTGCCTGTGTAAGTCTTGAAATCTCGCTTGAAATACTCATGTAATCACCTCACTAAATAGATGCCAAAAGGGTTTCGACATCCCCGACAATGTCATCAACGTATTTTTTGGTTGCGGGATGTAAATTTGATGTTGGCGCACCGCTCAACGTAAGCGGGCCTGTCAGTGTACCGCCACCGATTGGCAAAGAACCAACTTCAGTTGCCGTATAGGTCGGTTTTGTCGGATTCTTCGCCCATGCTGGAACTGTCGGGTCTGACTCTGCGAAACTGGTCAGAAATCCGCTATCATTCTGAAGGTCGGAAGTCTTTGTCGGGATCGGTGTTCCGACAGGCAACGCCCCGACTTCGCTTGCTGTATATGTCGGTTTGTTTGGCTGTTTCGCCCAACTTGGAACGGTGGGGTCAGTTTCTGTGAACGATGTCAAGAATCCGCTGTCGTTCTGCAACTCGCTTGTCTTCGATGGAATGACAGTATCGTCCGGCAACGCTCCAACCTCTTGCGCTGTGTAGGTTGGTTTCGTGGCTTGCCTTGCCCATTGCGGAACAGTCGGGTCAATCTCTGTGTATTCCGTGATGAATCCTGCATCATTCTGAAGCTGTGACAATTTGGTCGGAATGACTGTGCTGTCCGGCAATGCCCCGACTTCTTCGGCTGTGTAAACTGGTTTCGTCTGTGACTTTGCCCACTGTGGAACCGTTGGGTCTGTTTCGGTGAATTCCTGTAATGCCGTATCTGCCTTATCAAGAGAAGTCCGAATGGACTGTGACAAATCGGATTTGGTGACAGAATTCTTAAACGCCATTGTTCCAAGGTCGGAAAGCCATTTGGAAATCTTCGAAAACGCTGTGGCCAATGTTCCACCGCTTACAAGATTTGTTCTTGTTTCCGACTCGGTAAAATCAACAGTGACTTCGGAACCATCACCATCAACATCCAATTTACCGCTGATATCTTGATGATGTGTCAAGAAACCGCTGTCATTGATTAAATCACTGGTCTTTTTCGGAATATCCGATTCACTTGCTTTTTCTTCCAGTGCTTCCGATAAACCTTCGATTGCTTCAATTGGGTGCTGATTTTCTGCGTCCCGATTTCGTAAAATGCTATGGTCGCCGATTTCGGAGAATTTCTGAATCTTTCCTTTTAACTGGGTTCCATGCCGTGACAGTTTCCCGGTAAGTCCATAATAATGTTTTGCCATTACCAAGTCACCTCCGGCGTTAATTCAAATTCTGTCGGCTCAATAAACGTATCGGGTTCCCCGTTTGCGTGGGTCAGTTCGCAGTCATATGTATACGTTCCATACTTCAAATCTTTCGTGTCATCGTGCAAAATCTCGATGACCGTTCCTTCCTTTTGGATAAGCGGAATGTTTGATTTGGTGTTTTTCTTGACTGTGAAACGGACGGTGTCGCCCTCTTGTAATTCGTATGGGTCACCGTCAGCGGTCAGAATGGAAATGCTGAACATTGCATAATCCCCACGGGTCAACCGGATCACGTTGGTTTTTTCATCAATACTAAACATCCGCTTCCCCTCGCTTCAATTCCCGTAGGTAGACCCCGGCTTTTCTTGCGTTGTGTGTAAAATCGTTGTTCTTCCACCAAGCAATCAAAGCAAAGATGCCTGTTGCGCAAGTACTGACGATCAGTTCAACCGTAGCGTCATCAATGGGAAGCGGGGATTTTCCGAAGACCGCTAAAATCTGATTCGCAAGGGAAATCAGTAAACAAATTGTTCTAATGATAGTACCTGTAGTAATATTCATGTTTTATACCCCCTTATAAAAAGAGGGGGAGCGGCTTAAACCGCCCCCCGTGCTTTTACTGTTTAGCGGTATCTTCTCCCGCTATATCCATCATCGTAATCTCTACCACGCTCATAACTTCTTCCATGCATATTATCATCATAGTAATTGCCGGAATAATTTCTGCGGGTGTACTGTTCTTCCGGGGTCATCCACCTCATCCCGTAGGAATTCCCGTACATCATCGGGCCTGTCTGTGAATAACCTTCCGGCTGTTTCATAGCTTCGATAGTGTAAAGGTCTTTCAGCATATCAACCGCCTCGCCGATATTGTGAACATCGGACGGAGTGAGGTCGCCTTTATTGACCACGTTTTCAACTTCTTTCATGACCATCTTCTCTAAATCTTTGATACAATCCATTAACCTCACCTCCTATGCAATGCGATTAACTACTAAATTACTGTTCTGAACGTCAATGGTCGGTGCCGGGGTTGTGGCGGGTGTCGGGGATTCCGATACATTCAGAACGGAAACATTGACACAGCAACCCCTTGGAACATCGATGATTGCCGTTGATGTGACGTTGAAATAATCGCCGACAGCCGCAGGGGTTACGATTGCTCTGCTTGTCGGGATCGGCTGACCGTCAATGGATAATGCCACAGCGATCGGCCCGGCTGTACCACCTTCTTCAGCAACTGCGATATTGCCGTTGAAGGTGACTTGATACCGGGCAAAGCCACAGCACGGATTATTGACGACCCCACGCAGAATTAAAACCCCCGATTCGGGTCGATGATAAACATAACCTTTATTGCATCCAATCATTGTCCGAAGTGCTACAGGGTTACCCGGTGCAACGGCTTGAATGTCGTTATACAAGTATTCTGACATAGGAATCACCTCTACTAAAAGTTTCCACAACCGCACCCGCAAGCGTTCTGCGGTGTACAGCAATTAGGGTTCTGTACAACATAAGCCGGGCGAGGAACAGGATTCAGATAGTCTTCTAAAGTGGCTGTCTGCCGTGCGTTGTCCGCTAAAATCTGCGAAGTCCTTGCGTCCTGCGAAGCGGCGAAATTTGCCATGGTCAGCTGTCTTTCAAGGTCTGCAATTCTTTCGTTCTTTGCATCGATCTTGTCGTTGCACATCTGGTCAAGGATTCTCTGTGTACCGTTGTTGACAGCAGTTAATAAATCTCTGTTTGCATCGGAAATCGCCTGTCTGTCAGCGCAGTTTTCGGTCTGAATTACGTTGGCAAGGTTTGCGGTTGCGATCCGGTTTTCACAGCAACAATCTGCGAACTGGCTCTGTAAAGCGAACATCTGCTGAAGGTTTGCAATCTGTCTTGCACTTTCGGACGCTTCAGCGGAAGCAAAGCCGTTTGTCAGTGTGGTCTGAATGCCGTTGATTCCGTTGATGATTGCGGACTGGTCAAAACCTCTCTGAACCGCATTGTCAACGCTAATAATCGGCATACCGCCACCGTTTCCGGCACCGTTTCCGTAGCCATTGCCCCAACCGTTTCCCATGAATACAAACAGGAACAGGACGATGAGCCACCACGCTCCCGATCCGAAACCATCATTCCCATAACCGTTGTTGCCTGTTACCGCCGCTACATCTGCGGGACTCCAATCAGAATTGCTTAAACTCATTCTTACATCTCCTTTGAGAATTAAATTTTGAAATAACTCATATTGTCTTATTGGCCATTAAGACTAAAAACGCCCCTTGCATAAGCAAGAAGCGTTTCTAACTGATTATCTTCCACCCATCATCTTTTGGATTTGGGTGGCTAACTGGGAAAGTTGATTGAATTGCTGTTGACTCATCTGTCCCGAATTAAGCATTTGCTGTACCTGTTGCTGTGGGTTCCCTTGGAAGGTCTGACGGAACTGGTTGAACTGGTTCATGAAATTTTGCATATTCCCAAGCGGGCCGGGAAGTTGCATATTCCCACTTCCTAAAAGGTTGAATAAAGGATTCATTTACTTTCCCTCCTTCTTTGTTGCGGGTTTCTTTGCTTCCATAAGTTCGGAAAGCCGTTGCTCAAGTTCTTCCCGTGTGACAAAATCGTTCACGGGTGGAACGGTCTGCTGTACTGGGACACGTTCTGTGTAATCGTAAACCTTTAACGGTAACGGCATCCCATTAGCGTCAGCGGACTTGATGTAGAACGTAAGGCTTTCGCTGTCCATCAGCATCACAGATTTTCCCGGTGCTACCGGGTAAGATTTCGCACCCGCTTCGCCCTGTACCCAAATGATCCCGCTGTCGTTGGGGGTCATAAGATTCGGCTGTTCCCACTGCGGATTGCTCCGAACGGGTGTTCCGTATGTTTGCGGTTGAAGGTTGTACGGGGTTGTGTTGCCGTAATTCATTTGCGGATAAGTCACAGGGAAGCCATTGTTGTAAGCCATTAAGAATCACTCCTTTCTTGCGTTATGCACGCCACAAATAAACAGGCACTTCATCCCCGGAATCCCACGAATCATAATAATCACCGTCAATTGCGGTCACAACGTGGGTTCCTGTACAAAGAACGAAAGTGCCAACAGGGTTATCCAAACAGAATTCCCGGATGCTGTAACAATTCGGGCAACTGTTTGGAATTATTTCACGATGGAAGCCGTGATCTTGAAGATATGTTCCCCAAACGGCGTTTGATGACGGCATATCTCCGAGCATCAACCCAAGGGAACAAATTTCTTTGTAAGTCTTCTTCCATCCTTGAGAAAGTGCAATGGAGACTGCTCTGATAGAACAGTCTCCAACTAACTTTCCGTATGGGTTAGGGTTGTAATAACGATACATTTTTCATCCTTTCCCAATACCATAATAGCACACTTCAATATGCACTAATATGAACTCTTTTTGTTAATGGCAAGTTTTTTAGATGCAGAAGCCGAGGGCCACACCTCCGTCATAGCTAGCATAATAGTAGTACACATTGCCGTTGGTGTAGACACGCCGGAAGGCGGAAGCGTCGCTCGCCGACCGCAACCACCACCAGTCGTCTGAGCCGTTTCTCTTCTTGATTCTGCTTGCATTATCCGGGAACGCTGTGCTGTAAGATGGGCCTTGCGTTTCGACATTTGACTCGCTCGTCAAACCCATTTCACGATAACTCGGAATCCAAACGTCATCCGTAGATGTCACATCATTGACCGCCTTTTCGTCTGATGCTTGGAAAATCCTTGTATACTTCGTGACAGGTGTAATAGCATCTCTGATGGCCTGTGGAATGAGTGGCTTGATGGTGTTCTTCATGTAAGATCTCATTTCGCACTTTTCCCAACCACCAAGGGTTCCTGTTCCTTCGGTATTTGCTTCCTTTGTTGGATTCAACCGATGCACTGTCTTCAACAACTGTTTCGAAATCCACGTTGTCGGAGCCTTGCCAGTGCCATCCGCTTTGTCATCCGCATCAATGCCCACCAACTGCATGAGGACTTTGCCTTCCGTTCCAAGGTCAAGCATCTTTGTATCGCCGATGCTGTACTTTGTGGAGTATGTGCCGTCTTTCGTGCTTGCGATGATGTCTGCCCAACTGTCATCGATGGTTTCTTGTTCAAGACCGAGGCAGAAGCCGAGACAGACACCATAGTCGTATTTGGCACCATCGCCGTTCGAACCGCCGTTGTTGTTGACAATCCGGAAGTAGCGAGCGTTGGTCGCCGACCGCATCCACCAAGAGTCGACTGACCCGTTTTTCTTCTTTATTCTACTTGTGTCATCCGGGAAGGCTGTGTTGTAAGACGGCCCATGCGTTTCTGAATTCGTCAAACCCATTTCGAGCATATTCGGGATCCAAACATCGTCCACAGACGTAACGTTATTGACAGCCGTTTCGTCCGATGCTTGGAAAATTTTTGAATATTTTGTTACCTTATTTATCCTCGCTTTTACATTCGATGGAATCAGCGGAAGAATGGTTGATTTTAGATAAGAACGCATTTCGCACTTCTCCCATCCACCAAGCGATCCCGTTCCTTCTGTGTTCGCTTGTCTTTCTGGATTCATGCGGTGCGATGTGTTCAGTAACTCCATCCCCAAGAACGTCAGCGGAGCCGTTCCACTTCCATTAGCCAACTCATCCTTGTCAATGCCACCAATCTGCATATTGATTGTGCCTTCCGTGCCGAGGTCTAACGGTTTGTAATTGCCGACCTTGTACTTGGTTGCATAAGTGCCGTTGTCGATATTGGCAATGATTGTGTCCCAAGAGTCGGAAATCTCAACCACTTCAACAGGGTCTTCAAACTTCGCATAGCAAGTTGTATCCCCAGTGATATTGCTATTGGACGGTTCCCAACCTTCGAACGCAAGCGAAGCGTCTTCGGGGTTGACAGGTGTTGAACCTGTGTAATTAGCAGTGCCACCGTATGGAACATTATTGACCGTCTGTAACAGGGTTTCCCCGTTGTAGAAAGTGACAGTGTATGTTCTAACGGTAGTGGAGTACGCCGCATATACATCACGGTCAGCCGTCACATTCTTGACAGCGTTTACATCTGCTGTGGTTTGATTCTTCTGCTTGCTCCAACCAACGAACGTATATGTATACTGTGCATCCTGTGACCGGGAAGGTGTCCCGCTGTAAGTACCATTCCCACCATCAAGAACGGTTTCAGTGTTCAGCAACTGCGTCCCGTCATAGTTGTAATAGTTAAGTGTTGCGGAAGTATGGTCAGCCGTTACGTTGATATATGGATACCGGGCAAGGAATGCAGAAATCTGCGCACCTGTCAAAGAATCGGTGTGGATCGTCCCGGATACTTGAGCCTTTTCCATGTTGTTCCCATGCTCATCAAGACCCCTCATGGTGTCCAGTAAATCATACAATTCTTCAATTTCTGTCACATCCTCGCATTCCCAATAGAAGCCAATCAATCTAACTCTACTGGTTGCCGGGATCGCTTCAAGAGCCGTTCTCATGTCAACGGTATTCCCTATATTTTCAAGCCACAGCGTAGAAATGTTATCGTAACTATCGACCGTTAAATCTGTTAATGACGGGTGATTCCGAATAGTCAGATTTGTGATTGTACCGGGTAAATGGATGACCTTCAAATTACCGCCAATTGGAAGCGTTACACCAGTTACCGCCGTTCCTTCGAAATAGACGTTTTCAAGGTTTCTACAACCGCTCATATCTACAGGGTTAACAAGGTTCCCGCAGTTTCTGACATCAACCGTTTTCAATAAGACATTGTTTCCAAGCGTCAAGTCTTTTAAATTGGGGTTCTCGTACCCTAAAGCACTATCACCCAGTTTGATTGACTGCAGTTTGGTTGCGTTGTGGAAGTCAGCAAAACCGACTTTAAAACCGCTCAAATCTCCCACGCTCGCAAGCTGTGATGCGGAATAGATATAGATTTCCGTGTCATTTACATTGTCAAGCGGACAAATCAAAGTAGTTGCTACACCGTGCTTTCCTCTTTCGCTTACAAGATAAGAGCCGTATTTAACCGTTGGGTAAATGTCGGCATATGGTGTCACGGTTACATTGCTCTTTGCATAGCCACGAATCTGAATGACATCAGACAAGGCATCACCCGCATTCCATTTACTATCCATATAACGGAAGCGGTTATATAACCACCATTTCCGCTGTTCGGCTTTGGAACCCTGCATCATCGGAAGATATACCGCTGTCGGGTCTTTGCCGGGATCCGGATTAGTCAATGGGTCGATATATTTGAACCAACTATCTTCGTTAAAAATAGCTTCGGGCCATTTGGCTTGATGCTCTTCGAACCGCTGTTCTACAGTTGCAAAAGATATGATTCCATTCGACCGAAGGGTCTGATACATCTGAACGATTTCAGAAGGATAAGCGTCCCGAACATTATTCCACAGCACGGATTCTTGACCGTTGAAAACGTCTGCGCCTTCAATATGATCGGTATCTTCCAAGGAATAACCAAACACCAACGAACCTTCATTGTTAGTCCCGATAGCGGTGTCCATGTCGTAAGGTTCCGCAACGGCTTTTCTGTCGATTGCTGTGGTTCCTGTTGCATCACTACCGCTGAAGCCAATGAAAAGGTTCTTCGCTCTGCTATCTACCATCAAGAATAATTCTGTGAAGATATAATAGAAAATAAAACTGTCAACCTCCGCATATTTCCCGAATTCATATTTGAATTTCGCCAGTCTATAATCTGCCGTGTCGGTGGTATAGGTTACTGCATCATCGCCCTGTCCATATGTGACCGGGGTTTCTAATGCATCACCTGTCGCATTGACTCTATATGTGGAATAAATAAAGGATTGAAGTTCCTGCAATTTGGCTGTATTCGTCCATTCGTCCGAAGGGAATCTTGCTTCGTAGTCATACCGCCACGCTTCTTTTTCATCGCCTGTGGTCGGATCTTTTACCATCGTTTGGTCAAAGTAGTCAGTTTTGAAAAGCATCAAATTACTGGTGTTGTTCTGAAATTCCCAAGATTCCATAGTGTCGCTATAACCATACGGGCCGGGCGCACGTTTCGGAAGGTTGAAGTTATACTTGCCCATGAACTGGACATTCTGCGTGTTTGCATCCCGCCAAAACAGGACGATCGGGAAGCCGTATATACCTTGTCTGACCTTCGGATTATCCACCTGTTCCCGTCTTGTAAACGGGTTGGCATCGCAATACAATTTGACTAATTCGACATTGTTTGCGGATTCTGAAGAAGCAACGTCTGCTTTCAGAACGAACCGATTAAACGGAACAATGTTCGGGGTCAAAGCGTAGTTATCAACGTGGTTCCCGCTCATGGTCAAATCAAAACCGCTTTTAAACTGCAAATCGTAGTTTTTTCGTGCGTAAGGTGCGGAAGATGTACCCTGTACATTGATTTGACAGCCTTCAAACGTGAAGCTTTTGGAATTCGTCACAGGGTCAACATATTCACCGCTGACGGTCTTTTTGTCGCCTTTATACTGCGGTAATTCTTCGGCTTCGATAATCATATATGGTAAGTCTGCCGGAAGCTTATTGATGACTACATTTCCATAAGCGTCAATGACATCGTTATGTCTGTATCTCTGAAGCATGGTCGCACCGATTTGCGTGTCGGCGATCCAGTTGTCTAAAATTTCCCCACGATTCAAATCATTATCATAAACCCTAATGCAATATACATCGGTCGTACATCCATCGGCTCCGATAGTGATATTAACGGGGTTCGTCTGCGAGAAGTCGTCATTATCGGGATACTGAATTACACCCGAAGCGATCCCGTTGATGTAAATCAGAACCAACCGATTTCCCGCACGTTTCGAAACGACAAAAGCAAGTCTGATATGTTCGTCCTCTTTGTACTGCATGGAGATTTCGGACTGTTCAGATTTTAAAGTCGCTTTCTGCGGGGTTATCAGAAGCCCTCTATTTCCCGCATAACAAGAGATAACAGGCGTTTCATAATCCAATATATCCCGTGTAGCAAATTCGATTTCAATCGTTTTCCCTGTCGCTCTGAAGTCCGTGGCAAATGGTTTGTAAGGTATGGAAACCCTTGCGCTTCCAATTACCCGAAGTGCTGTTATCCCGTCAGCATCTCTTTGCCAACCATCAGTGGTAAAATTGAACCCTGTGAGGGAAGCCGAAATGGTTTCGTATTCCCAAACACCGGGATTTGCTTCACCATTGGAGCGTCCTGCACTTGACAGATATAAAGAAAGGTTGTCTGTTACTGGCTCAACATCAATATCAGATTCTTCAACCGTGATGCTGAATGACTTTGTAGCAGACCCGCTTTTGAATCTAATATTCATGGTTCCGACATCATCTGCACGATACGAGAAAACGTGCTGTGTTCTGTCCACTGTGATTTCGGAAACCGTGTTCCCGTTCACCTTTACTTCTAAAGCAGACTCAAGACTGTCGGGTGTATATACGCTGTACGGGATCATGACCGTATCATATTGCTGAATCGTATTCTTGTTATAGGAAGATGCAATGATCGGTGTCGTATTTCCTTCTTCGATGCAAATCACTTCGTAGTATAAATGATTACTTTCGACTTCCTGCCCGTTGATGATGCATTCAAACCATACTTCAAGAGTGTGCGCACCGTGTCTTTGAGCCGGAAGGTTCTGTGTCAGATTTCGACCCGAAACCGATGTTGTAACGAGTGAAACCGTTGTTCCGTCCACTGCGAAATAAATGGTCTTTGAAACCGCTCCAACTGGGGTATAAGGGAACACGATTGCACCCGTTACAGGTGTAGCCGAATCGAAGGTTGAAGAAATGGAAATCGCAACAGATGTGATGTTGAAAGATACGGTCTTGTTATTTCCGTAGATATCGGAAATGTTGATTTTAACAACATTACCACCCGCAGAAACATAGTCGCCCGCATTTACTACAACGATACCTTGCGCAACATCTGCTTGATACTTTGTCGCACCGTTTACCGATACTTTCACAGTGCCGTTTCCTGTTGGCATTTCATCTTCGATGGAAGACCATGTAATAGTTAAATTAAGGTCATCACCTTCAGCAATGGTTTTGGAAACAAACCCCGAAGTATTGGTGACGGTCAAAACGGCGTTATTGCCGGAACCACCGCCACCGCTACCGCCACCCGCAAACGGCCCATAAGGCCCGGCGATACGTTCGCCATTGTGCAAGAGATATACCAGTCCTTCCGGATCTACCTCTAAAGCATCAGTATAGCTTTCTGCTTGTCTCGCAAGGGATTCCAAAGCAATATCCTGCTCTTCGTTTGCTGTGATGACTTCCGCAACGTCACCTTCTACCATGGAAACCCGGTTCATCAGTTCGGCTTGAATGCTGTCGATTTCCCGCCTTGCTCTTTCGGTGGCTTCCTTGATTTCCTTGATGGATTCGTATTCTGCGGACGCAATCGCACCCGGTTCGGATTCGACCTTAATCCAAAAATTACCCGAACCAATGCGTTTATCTCCGTCCATTAATACCAGTTCGCAGTCAACAAACCCCGCTATTCCTGTAACCTCTTCCGTGATGGTAAAGGTTGCGGTAGCGGGATTCCCTGCGGAAAGTGTAGAATTCAATGTGTATTCCTGCCCATCGGGAGCGGTACAGGACACGCTTGCTGTCACCCCGGCGACATCGGACACAGCCGTTGACCCGTGGTAGAGTTGAGCGACAACCGTTCTGCTGTCGGTGTCGTTCTGTGACACCTTGACAGCCGGGCGAACGGAACCGCCCGGTATAAGATTAAGAATCAGATTTGTCTGTAAAGGTAGCATTGTTTTCCCCCTTTTCCTTTTCTGCTTCTTCTTTGACTTCTTCCGTGTATCTGTCTGCTGATGCGGACAAATCCATGATTGCATCATCCTTTAATTTGGAAAGGATTCCTTCGATAATTCCAATCATCAAATAGGACGGAAGATTAGATTGTCTTTGTACTTGAGCAACGGCAACTTCCGTTTCTCGTTTTGTTCTGATATAAATTAATGATAAGTCCTGTTTAGCCATGTTTTTTACTCCTTAATTTCGTGTAACGATTCCATTACGAACCCTATATGATTTTCCGTCAACGGTAATCGTTCCATTATATCCGGCATAACCGTTCATGGTAATCGACCCATACAAATTTATTGAAGTGTTTTGATTTGCACTTCCAATAGCTATTAAGCTTGTTCGTACAAATTCAGAACTGAAACCTATATAAATTTCATCCCCTTGAATGTTTACGGTATCATCACTTACAATTTGCGCTTCTGAAGTTGTTACGCCAACAAAACTTTCTTGTGCTTTTGAAAAGATACCGACAGTTTCATCATAACCATAAGCATAGGATTGCTCTGCGCCTATATAACCACCGAAACGCTCTCTTCCGTTCTTTGTGTAATAGATCCGCATAAGGTCATGAAGGTCAATCATATCGGAATCAATTTCGCCCGATTTGATATAGGAAGCATTGATGTAGATTTTACCACCCGAAAGGTAAATGCCTTGGGTCTGACCGTTGTTTGTCAGTGCGTTGAATACGCTTCTTTGTGTAAGTGAATCATTCAAATATTGGTTAATGGTTTTACCGCCGATTTCTGCACCCGACTGCAACGAAAATTCGCCGGTATCAAGATTCCAGTAGTTCTTCCCCGCCGAATCCCGAAGCATCCCGGCTTTGATTACGCCCGCATTTAATGTCCCAGTTGTAATGAAATCAGCAACGATCTTGCCGTCTTGGGTCATCGCAAGTGTATATGGGCCATTGTACCCGGTGGAAGAATGCCCGAAACCCGACTGGTTAAATCTCCATACGTTGGTTGCCGTCTGCTCATCTTCGGTGTCCATGATAAGGAATTCATACGGTTTCCCTTCAGCGTCTTTCTTTATCTGAATGAAACCGCCTTTGTTCCCAGTAATCAAATCGGTTGCTTCTTCGATTGCGATTTGTAAATCCGTTTTGGACGGCAATTCTTCCAATATTGAGTCTTTCACAGTCTGAATCTGCTGTGAAATATCGTTCTTGGCTTTACCGCATATCAAAGAATCATACCGTTCTTTCAGTACGTTCCAAGTGGCTTCGACCACTCTTGCAACGACATTCAATTTAATATTCTCGCTCACAACGTGTACCGTATCACCTATACTGATTCTTTCCACAGCTGAACGGCTTTTATATTCTTCGCTCATCCACAGGGGAGCAAAATTGAATGTTGTGGATTCATCTGCTAACCCTGTATGGTAATTGGCTAAATATTGAGCCGCCGCCGTTTCTAAATCCGCTTTTGTTGGAACATAATCTTGTTCAAACCAATTGGAAAAATCATAGGAAATAATATGATTGTATGGGTATAAATCAACGTGTTCTGTATCAGTGATGACGTTATCACCAATAATGACTTTCGTTTGATTGCTCCCGGCTTCAAATCCTGTCCAGTATGGTAAAATCCCAGTAACCGTTTCGGATATATCGGAATCGTGGGAAGCGGAAATAAGGTTCTTGGAATAGGCGACCTTTACACCGTTATCCGCTCCCCGCCTGTCTTTGAGGTGAACCCGGTCTTTTGTCCATTCGACTTCCAACTTATATTTGGAAACCAATTCCCCAATGACCGCCCTTGCAGACTTCGGAACGGTCAGCGAATAAGCACCCGTTCTTGATGTGTCAGCGGTCAACGTGAATTCGATAGGCGAAACCGCATGAGATTCAATGTGCATTAATGCTTGCGATGGGGATTGAGCGGTGAACGGTCTCACCGGGATCATGTTCAGCTTATAGGTTATATGCCACGCATACACCGTGACTTTGCCCTTTAACTCTTCCCCTATCCGATAAATTTCAAACGGTTCGGGGTTTGCTCCCTCTCTTGGTACGGCATAAATCAAACGGCTTTCCTTAATGTCTTCAAAGTGAAGTCCGTCTACCGGGTATTCCATCTCTAATTCATAAGTTCCGTTTATCTTTTCGGTGACCGTGCAAGATATAGCATCCTTCAGACCACCTAAACCATTAGAACGGAACGTCTTTTCTGTGCTTTCATATAGAATTGGAATCATAGCGTGAACCACCTCGGAATGATGGTCATCAGACCGTTTGTATTATTCTGAATTGCCGTTTCTCCCGACTTGAGAACAGGCCAATGACCTATCCTAATTTCAATGTCGGGATTTCTGTTGACCGTTCCTTCAAATGCGTCCTGTGTATCACAATCAATATCAACGTAGTTCGTCAAATTATTGACCGTGATGGTTTCGTTTCCGAAAATGAAGTTTCCTTTTCCTTGACATCGAATCATCGGCTTTGAGTCGTAATAAGTCGGGTTATTGATTTTGACTGTAGATCCCGCAGGAATTTCAATAGGGAATTCACCCGTTTTAAGAAACCGCTGTGGTTTACAATCAAATTCAATGTCGAATTCTCCCCACCGATTCAAGAACCCTGCGTCTACATGAAAAGGCCCGGCGTACATAGCAAGTCGGAATTCGTCCGGGTGATAGGTGTCTTCTAATCTACAATAGCCATCCCTTGACAAAGCGAACGCCCTAAAATGGTCTACATTATCTTTGAACCGTCTTACAATGTTGGCGGTATACTTCAAAGTAATGTTCTCATACCTCCCATTGTCAAAAGTGATATTCCCATTTCTACCGGGAACGGCTATGGATTCATAGTCACGTTTTGGAGCATCATAAACGCCCGTTCCAGTTAGGGCGATGCCGAATTCCATGCTTGATTTACCATCAAACACGAATAAATTTTGTTTGTTCATCTAAACACCGCCCCCGTTCTCTTCATGTTGTCGCTGATTCTTTCTTCAACGATTCTCGCCAATTCTCTAACGTCTTGACCTTCAGCACCATATACATTTATCGACATCGGGCCATAGGAATAATTGTTTGTTTCGGGCGTTGCACCCTGTACAGATCCGGACAGCACCCCGGCAACGTCACCAATCGCATCCTGTACAAGATAAGCATTGTCTTTGATGCCCGAAGCAAGTAATTTCATCATGTCCGGCCCATATGTATGGAACCGGGATAATGGGCCTTTATCGGGTTCGGAGAATCCAATCATGTCTTCAATCCAATCGACCAAATCCCAAACTTCATCCCATACCCAAGTAACGCCATTTGCGATACCTTCGGCGAAGTTGACCATCATGTCATATCCCCAATCCCAAGCGTCATCCACGAAATCTTCGATAGCATCGACCGCCCCCGAAAAGGCATCAGATACAACGCCATACAATCCAGATAGAGCGTTTGAAATTCCAGTCACGACATTATTAAAGGCATTTACAGCACTATCTTTCGCACTGTTTGCCCAACTTTCCACCGTGTCTTTGATTCCCTGCCACATTCTTGACGCCGTATCTTTAACGCTGTTCCAAATGTCGGAAATGTTGTCCCGAAGGTTTCCGAATGTATCTTTGACACCATTCCAAATGTCGCTTGCAAAATCTGTGATTAGGGTCTTTATTTCTTCCCATAATTGAGCGGAAAGGTCTCTTATATTGCTCCAAATGTCTTTTGCATCATCCCGAAGTTTTCCAAAATCCCCGGTTACAAGGTCAACAATCAGACCGACAGGGCCGAGAATAGCGGTCTTGATTAACTCCCAAGCCGTACTTGCTATTTGTCGGATATTCTCCCAAATGCCCGAAAGCGTCCCGGTGAATATGCCTAATTCGTCCGTTATCAGCTGAAGGAACAGCTGTATAATTGGGTTTTCCATCAAGGAAGTCCAAAAGCCGATGAATACATTTTTCAGACCTTCCCACAATGCAGACCATCTTTCCGGGATTCCTTTAAAGAATTCAAATACACCTAAAATAATGTTTTTGATTCCTTCCCATACTTCGGAAGCCTTTGCTTTGATTTCGTCCCAGTGCTGATATAAAAGGACTCCAACAGCAATAGCACCCGCCACCGCCGCAACCACTAACCCAATCGGGCCAGTTAATCCGGCTATGATCGGGCCGATTGTACTAATCAAACTCATTACGGTTCCGATAACGGAAATGACCTTTCCGACCACAAACACAACCGGGCCGATAGCCGCCGCCAAAAGTCCGATTTTAACAATCATTTCTTTTGTCTTTGGGTCAAGGTTTTCAAACCACTTCGCAACCTTTCGGATAACACCCGCCAATGAATCAAGAATCGGTGCAAGCGTATCACCAATAGCACCGCCTAATTCAGCACCCGCAACTTTTAGTTCGTTGAACGTGGTCTTTAATTTGTCGGTTCCGTCTAACGTTCCTTCATAGGTTTTATCCAAATTTCCAAGATTGTCCTGTAACGATGTACCAAGTTCATCAAGGGATAATGTCCCGGTCTTCATCGCTTGATAGATCGCCGGGCCTGCCTTGCTTCCGAAAATGTCGATTGCTTCCTGTAGCTTTTCGGTGTCCGACTTTGTCGAATTCATCGTGTCGGAGAACCCACGAAGAACATCGGGCAACGTCTTTCCTTCCTTGGCGGCTTCAACTGTGGCTTTCTTCAAACCTGTCATTGCTTGGGAAGTGTCGATTCCCGACTTTTCAAGGTTGCCGATAAAGTAAGCGGAATCACTCGCCGATAATCCCATTTCATTCAAGGCGGCCGAGTTGGTGACCATCGCCGAAGTTAGGGTGTCCATGCTGATTCCTGTGGACTGTCCGACAGCGTTCAACGTGTCCAACATTGCCCCCGCATCTTCAGTCTTTACGCCGAACGCTTCCATGACCTTTTGGGTTTGGTCAACCGCTGACGATACGTCAGTGCCATTCAGCTCGGCGAATTTCACAAACTTTTCGGAAAGGTCTTCCAAGGCTTGTCCCGTCAGACCGAACCGGGTGTTTACTTCACCGACCGCCGCCCCCGCAGTTTCGAAATCTGTCGGGATCCGTGTTGCGATGTTCTCCATGGAAGCGGTCATTTTATCAAGTGCTTGACCGGAAGCACCTGTTTTGGCAACGATGGTATCAATACCCGCATCAACTTCGTTAAAAGCCTTTACGGACGCCGCCCCCATTGCTATGATTGGAGCGGTAACGCCTTTTGTAAGACCCTTGCCAACCGTGGAAACCTTGTCGCCAACCTCTTGCAGTTTCTGACCCGCTTTTCCGATGTTATCGAACATGGACGGGTCTTGAAGTGCTTTTGTGGTTTCTTCGGCTTGCTGTTCCAATTTCTTCAGATTGGCTTCAGTCTCGATGATTTCACGCTGTAAAGCATCGTACTGGTTTTGATTGATTTCACCGTTTGCCAGTGCTTCGGATGCCTTTTCTTGTGCTTCCTTCAGCTGTTCCAGTTTGGTTTTGGTTTCGCCTATCGCTTCACCAAGCAACCTCTGTTTCTGCTGAAGAAGTTCAGTATTGCCGGGATCTAATTTCAAAAGCCTGTTAACATCCCGTAATTGGCTTTGTGTACTTCTTAATTCGGAATCGATGCCCTTAATCGCTTTGTTTAGTTCGGTAGTATCAGCACCAATCTTTAATGTGATGCCTTCTATTCGTTTTGACATTTTCCACCTGCCTTTATCTCTTTAGAGCATCTATATCTTCTTGCGTAGCCAATGGAGTCCATTCGTAGTCATCATTTCCCATTTCGGTAAAGATGTCTAATATTGCCCCCATTGTCAGCAAGTCCATTTCGTATAAAGAAATTCCGGCCTGTACACAACGCAATTCAAGTAATGCGGTGGTTACAGGCCGTTCAGTTTTTCTTATTTTTTTTTACCCTTCACAATGGTTTTCTGATTCATTCCCCATAAGGAAATCAGTTCGGGCAGAACATTATAAATGCTCATGACTTCGATTTCGTCCAACCATTCTTCGGGTGTTTCGGGAAATTCTTCGCCGTGTACTTTTGCGGCGTGCCAAGCCATGATGTAAGCAACATTTTCAAAAACTTCTAAACTGTCAACGGGTAATTCGGAACCGCTTGCTTTGGAGTTATCCATAGAGTCAGCAAGGCGGGACATATCCACTAACATATCACCGCCGAAAACATTCCGATAATAGCGGGGTGTTGCCCCCGATGCCCTAAACCGTACGTCCTTTCCATCAATGTTGATTACCTTTTCCATTTCAGCCATTGCACAATCTCCTTTCGCTTATCAGTTGCCAGTCCCAGTACTACCGCCAGTACTACCGCCAGTACTACCGCCAGTTGCTACAGGCGTGTAAACTGTCGTGAACCATGTGTCATACCCGGTTGTTCCCTGTTCACAGGTCGCTTTTACAAGACCCTCGGAAGTCGGGGAAGCTGTGAAATTGATCGTGTCGGTCTTCGGCTCAATCGTTTCTTCGGTTGTGCTTGCTTCCGTGGACGGTCTTGTTGCTTTGCAGTTGTAGTAGCAGAACCGTGTCGCCGCTTCGTCATTTTCTACTTGGAACAGTAAAGCAAAAGCGGACGGGTGAGCATCGGAATATTCCAGTAAAACGCCGTTTGCGTCTTCCTTTTCGTCAAGAATATCTTTTCTGAAGCTGTCCGGGATCAATGCGGATTCGAATTCGCCGGAATACCCGTTGTTGGAAGATGCGACCCAGTAGTTCATATTGTCCGCTCTGAACGGTGTCAGTTCACCTTCAGCATCTAAAGACAGATTAACAGAGCCGGGCCATGGAACCGGGGTTCCGTAGGTGATAGCACCGTTTTCGCCTTCAGTAATTTTGGCGTAGTGGACATTTTTAAGACCAAATTTAACTTTCTTCGCCATTATATAAAACCTCCGTTTCATATACACACATCATCATGCGTTCGCTTTCGATGTATGTTTCAGTAACTTTCCTATAAGAAAGACCGCTCTGATTTAGAACGGTCTCCACTTTTTCTTCCAATGCATAATCTTTATAGTCGGTGTATAACTCGATTGTAAGCGGTCTGATTCTGACGTAGTTGGAATTATCTGCATACATATCGTCCGAATCGTCGAAGTAAAAGCACAGGAACGGCGGTGGAACGGCTGTGTCATTTTCAAATCTGAAATATGTGGTCGGAATACCGACTTCATCGACCATACTTTTGATTTCTGTTCCTGTCACAGCTTATTCGCCACCCTTCTAACCAATTCTTCTCTTGCCCATTCTTCAGCGGTTGAAATATGGGGTCTTCCTTCCACAAAGTCTTTCTTCCCTTGGCTTGTCGGTTCGGGTCTGACTTCATGCCCCTTTTCAAGCAGATGGGTCAACTGCGGTTTTTTCTTATTATAGATGGTGTATTCATCAATAGAGTTCTTTCTATTGACTTTCCGTGTCCATCCTTTTGCATATTCCCCGGTTTTACTGGGGGAATCTGCCTTGATTCTTTTCACCGCTTCTTTGCTCACAGAATTTAATTCATCATTCAACTGGTCGCAAACGGCTTCGCCATACTGTTTCATGATTTCAACTACCTTCATAGCGAAATGTTCAACATCAACCTTGGCTTCCATTTGTTCCACCCTTTCTTTCAACGTAGATTTCTAAATAATCGGTATTGATCCGGAACGTCCGATATACCGCATACGTCTGTTTTTCAAATTCAATTGTTCTTTCTCCGTTGTAATCTTTGGCAAATACGATGAATCTGAATTCGGGGTTCAATCCGTTTCTTCCCGCATCAAAGAATTCTCTCGCTCCAACGCTTGAAACCTTGCAGAAAACTTGTCTGCTTTTCAGCACAGGGCGAAAGATTCCGTTTGCGTCCTGTTCCTGTCTTTCGGTGATAAGCTTGATAACGCTATCCATCGGTTTCCACCTTCATTTTCTGCGAGAACAATTTGTTATTCAAGGCATATCTAACCATTCGGGGCATTCCTTCACCCGTTTCCCTTTTTCGCCACAGCCACCCGGCATACATAGCAACAAGGTTTTGTTCTTCGATGGTATCGCCTAAAACGATTCCTTCCCGCTCGATTTCGGAAATCGCATAGCTGATAATTGATTCTAACCGCTCGTCATATGCATCAGTAGAGATGCCCAAGTCTACCTTGAGCATCTCCAAAATGTTATCAATGGTCATTTAGACCACCTCCAATATTAGTTGCCACCGCCTTCGCCACCGCCGGCCGGTGTCTGCGTAGCGTTCGCTCTATCTTCCGCAAAGGTTACAGCGTTAGCGGCAACGGTTGTGTTGCTGATGCCGATAGCGATAAATCCTTCAGCGATTGCGGGTTTGCCGTCATATCTTGCTCTTCCTCTAAATACAGTCTGGTCTTCGATGAAGAATCTGTGTTCGGACTGGTCAAGGGATGTCCCTGCTCTTTCTGCTAACAGGTATAAACCATCATAACCGCCAATGATTACGTTATCCGGCACGAAGTCAAGGATTTCGATTGTACCACCGATAACGGGCATTGTGTCACCCATGCCCGCTACAACTGCGCCGTTCATGTTGATGCTCATGGATTCAACTAACAGTTTATTTCTTGTTGCTTCGTTCATCGCAAACCATTTCTGACCGTTGGAGAATTTGTTGCTCATTGCACCTGTAGCTGTCACGATAGCGGAGAACAGCTTGATTCCTGTGGAGTTTGCCGCAGAAACTGTAGTGATGTTTGTGGCATGCAGGTCAGCCCAAGGTCTTGCTGTAGCCGGGTAATCTGCCGGAGCGGCGGTCTGTGCCAGTCTTGGGAGAACGCCTAAAGGCATCTTTGTACCTGTACCGTAGAGGATAGCTTTATCCAGTGCATAGCCAATACCACGACCGATCTTGGTTAATACTTCATCAGCCAGTGCGATATCACTGTCTTCTAACAGGGCGTTGCAAACTCTAACATACCCGCCGACCTTGTAGCCGTCAATTTCTAAATCATTGAAACCGATGGTCAGCTCGTTCAGTGTTGCACACATTTCAGTCCATACCGCTTCAGCAAAACCGCCGTCAATGACCATTCTGCCAACGCCCGGAACTCTCTGATAATTTGTGTGCTTCAGCATCTTGGAAGATTCTTCGGTTACCTGTCTTAAATAAGGCAGTGCAACTTCCGGGATAAGAACGGAAGCGTTATTGATCCCGCCAATGTCTCTTCTTGCCATCAGTCCTCTGATTTCACTAACGAATTTCTTCATGTCATCTCTCTGAATGAACATTTCTCTTTCCTGCACTCCCATACGGGATAATGCTGTTCTGTAAGCCATATTGTGTACCTCCATTTTTCTTTCTTCAACTACCGGGACTCTAACCGGGTTTGCTTCTCTTTCTTCGGGTTCGGTTGCAGGCTGAACCGGGCCGTTATTCTGCGACCGTTCTTCTTCTTCTAATTCGCCCTCTAACCCGGAGATTTCTTTTTCTAAACCTTCTTTAGCGGTTTCAAATTCTGCCTTGTCAGATTCAAAGGATTCAACCGCTTCTTCAACTGCGGAACGCTCTTCCTCTGTTTCGGCTTCGTTGATAGCCTGTTCCAGTTCGGCTTCTCTTTTTTCTAATTCTTCGCCAGTCTGAAGCAGGGTTTCCAGTTCGGATCTTTTAACATCCAGTTTCTTCTTCAGCATCAATGCTCTGATTGCCATTTGGGTTCATCCTTTCCCGCATATTGGCTTTCCATGTAGCCAATTCTGCGTCTTTTTTTCTCTTCTGAATCTCTTCCATGCTCTTTTCCCTTGCAGAAATATACGTCTTTTCGTACGCCGGAAAGACCACGGGAGAAATTTCGTATAATGGGGAGACTTTTGTAATAGTCCAATGGACTGTTCCATCATCTCTAACGGTTGTGGTTTCTCCACCCGGTGGAATTTCAAAACCGAAACTGCACCCGGTTACGTCACCTCTTGCGATTCTGCTATATGCGTCCATCGCCTGTGAATCATTTTTGTTTAATTTGATTCTTCCCCACAAACCCGTTTCGGTATCTTTGAGTTCCAAGGTTCCGGCCCTTGTCCGTCCCAGTACCAAATCATGATTGTGGTTATATAAAGCACGCACGTCACCCGTAATAGATTCCGCAAATGCACCCGGTGCGATGCTTTCGGTAGCACCTTCAGCGACTACATAAACGTCATCATATCTTGCGAACATACCTTCTAAATAGAGGGCATCTTCTTCGGATCGTGTGTGGACTTCACTCATTTGAAAGTATCTGTGTTCCATTTTTAATCCTCTCTTTCCTTTAACTTTTGTAATTCTTCCAATGTCATCGGAACGCTTTTCCAACGTCTTCCACGGACAATGTCATATATTGTTTGTGGTGTGACTGGGTAGTCTTTTACAATGTCTATCTGTCTTTCACCACTTAAAAAACGACATCGTATTTCTACAACATCGTTTTTACTTAACTTTGCGGTTATTGAGTTTTCGCCGGAATAAAGGGAACGTAGTTTTTCTTTATGTTCTTCACTGACATATCTGCCCTTCATCTTTTCACTTAACAACTTTTTCTTTTCTTCGGAACATGGGATTCCTTTGTTCCATGAAGGCTTCCCTTTACTTGCTTTGCTTAAATTTTCCCTGTAACGTCTTGCAAATTCCGGATCTTCTTGTAGGTGGCGTTTTAATGTGTCTTTTCTCCTTTGCACTACTTCGGGGTCACATTTTCGACCTTTGTTTTTCATTGAAATTTTCCTTTTGGCTTCTTCGGAAAAATGATACCCCTGTGTCGTAGCACCGCCTTCGCATTGGTTGTATCCATTATGGAAGGAATCATAATAAGCAATCCAATAGATTTCTCTTTCATTCAGTTTGTCCGGCTCGCAACGTTCAATAATTTCAAACTCAAATCTATCTCCCAAGTCCCACGCTCTTTGAAGGTGGTTATTTGGGTGTCTTCCTTTACGCAATGCGGAGAAATGTTCTAATTGCCTTTTGGTAAACTTTAATGTTCTTCCAATGTATCTTTTCCCAGTCCTCGCATTAACAAGGGAATATATACCGCTATCCATTATCCTTTTCCTTTCGTTTTGGACATCGTTCTGAGTGTTCGTTCAGTTCCCATTTGCCCCGCATACCGCAAAAGTAAACGTGTGGGCATAAATGGTTGATGACCTTGCAATAATATTTATTCTTCCGTAAATAAGCATTCTCACAGGCCATTTTATTCACCGTCCTGCACAAGCTTCTTTTGGTCGCCAATCTTGTCCAACGGAACATAGTTTTCAAGCAACCGCAATTCGTCCAATCCTTCAACTGGACTCATGCCCAATCTGTCACGGACTTCGTTTCCTGTAACGATTGCCCTGTCAGACAACGCCCCGAAAACGGATGCGATCGTGTTCAAATCCCAATCCATCAAAGACAGGGTGTTGAATTTCAAATACCATTTCGGGGAAATAATCAGCTTCCTTGTCATTTCCTGTTGGATGCCGATTGCAATCGGTCGAATGGTGTTTTGAATAAAATTGTTCCACGCTTCTTGGTCATAATCCCCGACACCCAAAAGAAAAGCAGGGATTCCCAAGATTGCGGCAACCGTCTTTTTATCCAGTTCAACGCTGTCATTGATTGCAAGGTCAGACAAGGACAAGGGACGAACCTCTTTGACATCAAACTGTTCTGCCGGGATCATCCACGGTTCACCGACTTCGGAAGTTTCCAAATAGGATTCCCGAAGTTTTCGCCGTCCTTCCGGGGAACTGAATTCATCGGTCAAAGCATCAACTTTGACGATGATTGACGGTTTCCATTTGGATTCAAGAAACCCTTTCTTTGTCGCCGCCGCCTGTTTCAAGTTTGTGGCGACTTCCATAAGCGACACCGTCAACCCTCTTCCCTTCCACAAATATGTTTTGTCCGGGTTAAGAACAAAATGTAAAAGATTCTGCGGGTCATAGCTGATTCCGTCAATCAACACGGTATAATCTGAATAACCTATGTGATTAAAATTGACACGCCCCGCTGAAATGGGTTCCAGTGAATCAATGATTCCGTCTTTCGTATGTGGGAATACGATTGCATTTCCTTTCCCATACAAAAGCAGATTCATGACTATAGACTCCATCCACGTTTTTCGGGTCATGGTCTGCATCGGGTCAATGTCGATTTTTCTTGATAACTCATTCACGATCCGGACATCGCCGTTTTCTGTGTTGCTCATTAAATGAATCGTCATCGAGCCAATCAATTCGGCTATCCTTCGACACCCCGTTAAAATCTCCGGGTTATGGTCTAAAGAAGTATAGCCAGTTGTAGAAAGGCTACAATCATCAAGGGTAATCCAACCCCCGACCGCTTCCCGGACTTTTTTTCTCTTTCTGAAAATACCCATTTTATTTACTCATCCTCTCCAAACCACCTCCGGGCCTTCTTTCGCTTGTCGTTATCTTCAAGGCATCGGATACAAGCGAATACCGATGCATCGAAAAGGTCGATTCTTTGTGTCTTTTCAACCTTTTCATACTGGACAGCATCATCAACCTTTTCCACGGCTCTAACATTGCTCACGCAATATTCGTACGCTTCGGAATGAAGGTAGTATAGATCCCCGTCCTTCGCTTTCTTCTCAATCCTTCGGAATCCCCGTGATTTGAGATAATATAATTGCGGTTGGTCTACAATGCGGAAATGTTTCTGACGCATCAAAGGGATGTATTCTTCCCCTGCGAATTTCCTATCATGACCGACCTGTTTGATATGGAACCCCATTTCCCGCATTTTGACGAACCAGTTCACGACATCTGCAATGTTGACCGTTGGGGAGTTGCACATCGTCAACCATCCGTCTTCTTGCCAACCAAATAGCGGGATATTATCTTCATCGGCTTTCCTGTTGGCTTGCGTTATCGGGAAAAATGCATGGGTTATGATGATGTCCACATCTTCATATTGACCATACAAGGCGGCGGCTGTTAAGTCATACATCCTTGAAAGGTCTGCACCACCATACCAATCAATCGGCAATGTCGCCAGTTCTTCAAGCGTCCATGTATACTGCATATCCGAACGCCTAAATTCGTCTATATCAAACCAACTCTTCAAACTGTTGGTGTAGACGTTCAAAGACTTTGCGAAGAAATCTTTTCTTTGCTGTGGGTCATTCTGTGCCTGTAAAGCATCATTCATGATCTCTTCGGGTCGAATGGTTATTCCATACATCGGATTAGCCATTTCATGAACCTTCGGGTTTGTGTAGTCGATTTCCCCGGATTCGTCTGCATCCGCTTCGGCTATGAAGATGAAATATTGTTCATCCGTAACAGAACCGTCCAAAACCTTTCTACAGTATTTCAAACGCTGACCCAAGAACGCCCCTTCATCGTCCCCCGCAGTACTGATACCAATCAATAATTTGTTGGTGTACGCCTTCATAGCTTCTTTGAAAAGGTTGTATTGCTTCGGCTTCTTAAAAGCATGAATCTCCACTTTGTTATCGTAAAGGCTTTTTATCCTCTACCTCTTATGGTTTCCCATAAGGTCGGCATATATCATCACCCCGAAGGGGTGCCGGACACTCTTGGGCGGGTTATATTCCTTTAAGGGTTCACCGCCTATGCTCTACGATGTCACAGGGTCTTTAGTTCCTGTGATTATCACGGTATCAGCATGGCCTTTCGGCTTTAGCCTTTACCGTTATTGCCCGGTTTGCTCTGTACCGTTACCGATACAGGGGACAAATTTGTCTATCCACTATCGCAATATTACAATTCAAAGAATCTTGTTTGTCGGGGTTCGCCGCCAACGCCCGCAGGAAAAACGACCCATCCGAAAAGTTGGCTTCTAACGAATGTTCATTGTTGTTATCAATAACCTTGACGATCCCGCCATCTTCCGAAGATTCCCCCATTTCTTTGATGTTGTATTTTAGGAAGTTGAAAGATTCAAGCGACTGCATCAAAGCGGCGGTGGCTATATAGCACTTGGAACCGCTTTTTCTGTACCACAACGAAAGCGACCATGCCAAAGCTGACGCAAGTCCCGTTTTGTGATTTTTGCGGGGTACAAATATCAACGCTTCATGGAACCGAACTATCTTTGTTCCAGTGAGGACAAAACCAAGTAGGTTATAGATTATAAATTTCTGAAAAGGTTCTAACTTCAACGGCATTCCCCGAATCGGGGTTCCATCCAGTAATTCGCCCTGCTGATGCTTCAGTGTTCTTTCAATGATACCGATGCAGAACTCCGGGCCTTTGTGGTCAATCTCATATTCCGGGTTTTCAAGGTCATTAAAAAATCGCTCGACCATCTGCTTAGTAGATGTGCAAGCGATCTTCTTTCCTGTCCGTATGCTTTCCGCATACTTCAATACTTCTTCCCATTCTTTATGTTTTTTTACTTTCCCAAATAACCACCCTCATTCCGACATCTGCTTCAAGGCTTCTTCCAATGCACTGACTTTCTGTTTGGGTGCTGATTTATGGATTTCCCGGTAAGCCTTACTTGTCAACCCTAACTCTTTCCAGTAGGTCAACGCCTGTGCATCGCATTCCATCAACACAACCAACGCAGGATTCTTGACGATGTTTTTCGCCCCTGCCTTGTTTGTGTGGGTCACAACGGTCTGACCGCCCAACTGTTCAAATTTCTCTTGTGCATTATCCCGGTTTTCCATGATTTGAGCAAGCGTATCAATCACCGAATCGAAGAATTCTTGATATGTCCCGGCTTCCTCACAAGCCTTGATGATTTTCTTTTTCCATGCACTTTTTTTCACTTCGCAACTACTCCTTTGGGGTTACCCCTTTTTCAAATATCTTTCCGCATATGGAAAGAGTCATTCCCACCCCGGTCCCTTTTGGCTCGATTTCCAAAATCAAACAGGGGGGGATTACCATTCCGATTTCATTTCCACTTTCCTTCAAGAATCAAACGTCTTTGCGTACGCTTCATCCATTCAATTCCTTTTTGAGTCAAAGCACCCGTTTCCCGCTCATGCATACGATTGTGTTCTGCATTAGATAAAGATATAAGGTTCCAATCTTCCCACTGATATTCGGGATAGTCTTCCCGTGGGAAAATATGATGAACCATTTCAGCCGGAACATTTCGCCCGTACCGTTTTGATTCTTGGCACTGGTAATGATCCCGCCGAAGTATCTTCGCTCTTTTCTTTTCCCATCGTTTCGACTTATAAAACGGGTCAACTTTCTTTGTGTACATCTTCAATCCTCATTTCCCTGCCAAAGCAAAAGCACCCGACCTTGTATCATAGCCGGATGCCTTGCCCTGTCAGAAAGGAGTAATGATTGCACTATGAAATGAAATCTCATATGCATTGGGCTTATCTTCCCAATACCATAATATCACAAAAAAATATGAACTAATATGTCCTCTTTTTCCACATAGAAAAAGCCGAGTGATTAATCCCGGCTCTGTGCGATTTCTTCATCTTCCCATTCTCTTGACTGAATCCTGAAATTGTAATAGTGGAATACTTGACTATATTTAGAGTTTGTACTCATCAAATTAACCTTGTTGAATATTGTTTCCGCTTCGTCAAGTTTGCGTTTTGCTTCTTCCTTGTCTTTGAAAATATGCCCAATGGTGTTTACTTCGATGTGGTTCGAATCTCCAGTGTGCCTATTGTAAATGTCTTTTGTGCAAACTACTCTATATTCTTTCATTGCCGTGTCCTCTTTCTAATGCCCAGTAGTCAAACATTGCGTGTTCTGTCAGTACGATCTTCGCACCTGTCATCTTGAAGATGTATTCCGCTTTGGCTTCTACCATCTTCGCTCTTGTGTGACCGATACAGGTCGGAATCACACAAACAGCATTTCCGTCATTTAGCGCCTGTTTGATTTGTGCCTGTTCATCTTCTCCGATGTGGTTGAATCCAAACTGTACTTTGTTCATTTCGTCACCCCCTACACCAGTTCCAATGTCTTGCTGTCGAAGTCGATGAAATAATCTTCTTCGCTTCCATCTTCGAACCGGATCGCATACACGTTCCGACCGCCACGGCTTCCGACTAACAGCGGTTGCCATCCTAACCGCTTGCCCGCCTGTTCTTCCATCCAGTTTCTGAATCTCTTCATGTCGTTGTCCTCCTTTGATTGATAGGTTATCTTTATTCCTGCTACTGCGGACTTGTGACCGCCATCGGTAGCATTACCACCCTTTCGGGTGTCACTCTGCTTTCACATCTTCTTTACAAAATAGGAATCTGTTTTCATATCACATTCTACATAATATCCGAATGTCTGTAGAACAAACTGTATTCCTTCCATCTGTCCAAGCACGTTTTCCATTCTTTCTTCATACCGCTTGGCTTTTTCTGTATCCCCTTCTTTTTCGGCTTTGTCCGACTTGTCTTCCAACCTGTCATATTTTTTATCCAACGATTTGAATTCTTTTGCGATCCTTTCTTTCTGAAAACCTGTCATTTTGTGTTCCTCCTGTTATCTTTATTCTCGCTGATGACCGTTTCGCTCTTGCTCATCAGAGCCGGACTCCTACCGGCTGACGGTCGGGGCATTTGCCCCGTTTAATAATTCAGTACCTTGATTACGTCGGTGTAACTTCTACCATCTTCGATTATTTCAATCAATCCGAGTTGTTCTAATTTCTGAATTGTTCTGCTGTTGCATTCCACAAATGCAATCCCTTCTTTGTGCATCTGCCAATATTTTTTATGGCGTCCCTCATTGACTGCATCCCGGTATGCTTTCTCCTTGAATGCTTTGTATTCTTCCGATTCGTTTTCATCGACTTGATACCACGAATTTGTCTCCTTCAACCATTCCGGGTAATCATATTTTCTCGCTTCATCGATTTGTTTCTTCGCCATTGTCATTACTTCGTTCTGTGCTTTGCTTAACTTCATTGTATTGTCCTCCTTGGTTATCTTTATTTTGTACCTTAATTATACCCTAATCGGGGTATAATGTCAATACCCCAAACGAAAATAATTTTGAAAATTTAAAGAAAAATCCCCGACATTTAGCCGGGGTTTTCTCAATCACTTTCCTTTGATAGCCGAATACAAAGCAGGGTTTCTCTGTGCAACACGTGTGATTTCCTGCAATGCGTTGCCGTGAAGTTTCATGACCCAACGCCAAGAGAAATGCATCTTGACCGCCACTTCTTCCCAAGTAAGACCATCGATATAATACAGCTGAAGAACTGACTGTGAATCTTCTTTTCGCACTTTTGAAATCAGCCGGATCATATCACGTTTGATTTGATTTAGGCGGGTCAGTTCCTTGACGATCTCTTCCGAAAGCGAGACGTATTCAGCCATAGCATCTTTAGTCTGACCACCACGAACGCCAGTTTTCGAAAGCTTTTGCGTCGCACTGGTTATTCGGGCATATGCCTTCTCCTGTGATTCCTCAAGAATCTTGATTCGTGCGTCTATCCTTCGGACTTTGCGAAGCGCCCGTTTAACTTCTTCAGCAGTGATTTCGTTTTCTTTCATTGTCTTTATTCTGCTCTCTTCCTTCTATACGATATTGACAACTTCAATCCCTACGCCTTTGCAATATTCCTCTAACTGATAGAGATTGTCCTGCATTCCTTCCAGTTTGTCGGGATCTATGCCCCTGTCAATAAAATGAGTCTGTAATATATACACTGTCGTTTCAATATTCCTGTGGTCTATGTGATAAAGGCTTGTCGGGTGCGGTGCGGTGCGGATGATATAAACGTCCTGTCCTTCCCGGTACACATCCGGGAAAGCATCAACGAAAGTATAAAAGCACTGGTTCGCAATGTACCTTGCTACCGGATCATCACGGTCTTCAACCTTGTAATGCATAGCACCCGCTATAGCGTCAAGGTCATAGACGATATCTTTCGGCTTGATTCGTTTCTGTACCCACGTTGTTTTCCCACTTCCCGGTAATCCACAAACTAAATAAAGAATCCTAATCACCCCCACAGCATCAAAGCAATATCAACCAACACGATACAAATCACAGCGATGTCAAAGAATATCACGGCCTTTTCATATCTACACGGCCTTTCTTTCTCCATATACAGGTCATCGGATAACCTATCAAAGTTCTTTGCGTGTTCTATCTTTGATGTGTGCTTACACTCTCCAAACCAATCTTTGGAACAGTTCTCACCGCAAGCCTTTTCATCACAGACAAACAGAACATCTTTATTTCCCTGTACTTCCAAACCCACGTTCTCCCCTTTCCGTATCTTCCAGTTCGTCCACGATCTCCACGTCTTCATAAAGCACCGGGATGATAACCAACTGGCTAATCTTGTCCCCTCTGATGACCTTGTAAGGGATGGTGCTGTGGTTGTACAACTTGACTTTGATGCTCCCGGTATATCCTTCGTCAATCAATCCCGTGGATGTGATTCCGTTTCTTACGTTCAGACCGCTTTTAGAAATGAGAACGCCCGCCGTTCCCTTTGGGAGTTCTACATGGACACCCGTGTCAATGACCTTGCTTTCACGTGCGGGTAAATATACCGTGTCGGGTGACCGAAGGTCTAACCCTGCATCAGTCCCGTGCGCCCTTGTTGGCTGATATGCATTTTCTTCTACAAATACTTTCAATCTTCATTCCTCCGTTCTATATACTTCGCCTTCGGTATCATAAAATATGGTTGTTGTTCCTTCGTCAATTTCTTCGGTGTAATCCATCTTGACCCGCTTCATAACGCTTTCAATCTGTCGAATCTTCATTCCCTGTACCGCACCGCATATTTCCTTTACCATGTTCAACAGAAAAGAATCTTCATCGGTCTTGAACCGGGAAACAACAACGGCTTTTCTGATTCCAAGTTTGGTGTCGCAATAGACTTCATCGCCTTTCTGAATGTCTGCGTCTAATGGAGCATAAAACAGATAGGGAAAACCGCACGGATCGTGACGTACTACAACGTATTGTTTCATTTTGCTTTTCATTCTCCACCTCTCAAATTCCAACCTTCAATAGCGTCTACTTCGGAATGGTACAACCGAATCTTTCGCCCATGGTTATTGTCTGTTTCGCAAGCAACGTAATAGACCATACTATCATCGCTGTGAATATCGCTTGAAAGCACTGGTCTTTTCTTGCACCGCTTACAGGGCCTTAATAGTGCCGGGGGATATACTTCTTTTTCATTGTCTGCCATTTAATCCACGCTCCTTTCTTTGTGATAGATAGCGAAACACGAGCGTGACAATCTGCACACTCGTAGCCGTACTTATATAGCTTATCGGTCAAAGACCGTACCGACCAAATCCGCTTGCTCCCGCAATATGGACACGGTTTCAATTTCATCATTCCACGCCTTCTTCCTTCCATGCTATCTCCCCACCGCAGGCAAGATAGCCGATAGCATCAATCCAAGAATCAGCCTTGTTCTTGATCGCCGTCTGCATCCGAGCGATTTTAAACAGTGCCATCATTACAGCGACTTCTTTTGCTTTGATTTCCCTTCCGAGAAAAATGCTCCAGTAGTCAGCAATGATGCCGAAGTTGTCTTCCGGCTGTCCGTATTGCCCGTTTCGGTCATTACAAACGATCTGTTCCGCTTGCTTCAACAGTTCTTCCCGTGTCAATCCGTATCACCTCCATCACAAAGGCATAAACTGTTATACAAATGGTCATCTTGTAAGAATTCGTTCTTCAGTTTCCGCATGACCAATTCTTTCGGTCTACATTGACCATTTTCCCACTTGCGAATTGATGTGGGCGAAACTCCAATCCTTCGTCCGAGTTCGTTTTTTGAAAGTCCTTTTTTCTGCCGTGCTTCCTTGAGCCATTCCGGGGAAAATTCAACTGGATCCGGTTCTGCTCTTGCGTTCCATTTCTCCACGACCTTTTTCTCCGTGAAATCATATGCAGAACTACTTCCACACCTGTGGCAGATGACCCGCCACAGGTATTGTTTTTTAGGTGAATCAATTGTTTCAAATATAATGGATGCCTTTGCTTTGCCGCCGCAGAACGGACACGGTTTCAATTTTTCGGTCACTGTTCATCTCCTTTCTTTAAGTTCACAAAACAGTAACTATAAATTCTGAAAATTTCCCTTTATAGTTAATTCTCAAACTTGCACCAAACTTGCACCAAACTTGCACAAAACTTGCACCAAACTTGCATCAAACTTGCTTCAACTTGCATCAAACTTGCTTAATCGCTTCCTGTGATTCCGTATGTTTCATACAACTCATCTTTTGCGTCCTGTATCGTTTCATCAATGATTCGTCTGACTCTGACCCAACGATTACCACCAAGCCATTTCTTCTTGAATTCGGCTTTTGATTTCAGATAGGTTTCTTTGCACGTGTCACCGCTTGCGTACCAGTCGAAATCATGAATCAAGTCGAACACATCATATACAAGTTCCGAGATTTCCCGGTCTTCGAAAATGTTCGGGATCTTGTCACCGCTTGTCCAACCGAATATCTCGCTTTTGGCTCGACTGTCGATATAATCAAATCTTCCACCGCTCATTTATCACCACTCCTTCCCGGTGAAACCTTCTTAACCGCTTCTTCCATTCCCATCATTCGAACGATGTCGCTTGCCTGCATCGTCCCCTTGAAATATCGGCACTTCCAACAGTCCTCAATCGGGTTCCTGTCACACAACGTCCGAAACGGTGCTTTCTGCTTGTAGCATTTAAAATTGATTGGTGTCCCTTTGTAGGACATCGAAACAAACGGCCTTTTCATTGATTGCCTTCTCCCTTTCTTCTGTCTTCACGACTAAAAGCTTTCCACGTATGATGACGATGTTGTCCTCTTCTTCGGTTGTCGTGTACTCGATCACGTCTTTCAGTTTTGCAAGCATTTGCTTTTCCATGATTTCCCGAACTTTATCCCACATAATTTCCCGCTCGTCTCCATCAAAGATTTTTCCATCAGCTACCATAAACCCTGTTAGTGTCTTGACCCTTGGCATCTTCTCCAAACAGGCGTTCCACCCTTCCGCAAATGCTTTCGACTTGATCTTTTCAAGATGCATTTCAAGGATATGATTCAATTCATCCATCATTCTTCCCCTCCATCTTCGCTCCGCAGTTTGGACAGTAGTTGAACCCTTCTGGATTCCGTTCTCTGTAACCACATACGGAACAATGATACAAATCACCATAAATGCCGTCATTCATAAATACGCCGTGTTCGACAACCCACCGCCCTTTCTTACTCTCTGCCTGTGCGGACGGCTGATTCCTCACAGCTTTCTCGCATAGATACATACCGTTCATAGTGATGCTTGCTCTGTGTGTATCATCCATCATCTGCACGCCTTGTCGTATCTTTTCAATGTGTTTCAGTACTGCCTGTCTATCTATTAAATCACTCATTTTGTCACCTCCATTGATGCCCCACAGTTTGGGCAGTAGTTAAAACTGTCGAAATAGTAAAGATAAGGCGTGGTATGATACTTGTTACAAACGGAACATCTTGCTGATTGCCAAGAATCAATTCCGTGTTCTTTGGTGAGAAACACCTCTTTTTCCATCCATTCCCCTGTCTTTTGTTCAGGATCTTCGCCTATGTGATCATGCGGTTTGCGGCTCAACCGTTTAAGAACTTCAATCACGCCTTTTAACTCGCCGCATTTCAATTCACCTGTTTCCTTTGCGAATAAGAGACTCACAATTGCCACATCAAGATCAACCATCATTTCTAATCATGTTCTCCTCTCATAAATCTGCCAGTATAAGTTGGCATATGTTTCAAGCACATCTGTTCTTCTTATTAAATCACTCACTCGGAATCACCGCCTCGATACGGCTCCGGAAGAGGCATCCAAGCGACTACCTCACAGGGGAGATAATAATTATCCACAACGTTAACCCAATCACCTTTTAATAAAATGCCAGTTGTGACAAAATAATGTTTTCTACCGTTGTCACACGTTACCAAAACCTCATCGGATCCTTCCTCGCCTTCTTCGGGCAACCCCTCCGTCACCGGAGTCCATTGTGGCTTTATTTTCGCTATTTTCTTTTTTGGTTTTAAAATACAGTTCGAACATTGTTGAATTTCCCACAGATTATCTCTGATGGCCGGAATATGTCTTGGATCATAGTCAATGTCAAATATTTCGCCTTCCGACATATGATTCTCAATCGACTCAAGGCATCCGTTTCGAAGCATTTCCACCGTTATTCCCGGTATAAACAAACCTTTCATCACTCTTCCTCCAACCAGTAACGCATATATCTGCTTTCCTTCCCATGTACCATTTCGCTACCGATCCGGATTCCTTCCCGTTTCATTTCCCCGATTCGGGTGGAAAGTTTTGTGATAGACAGGTGGTGAAAAGCGTCCATCGGTGTAATGCTTCCGTGTGCTTTCATGAAGCCGTAAATTTTTTGCTGTTGGTTATTCATCTAATCACCTCTCTTTAAATTTGCAATCCGTTCCATGTCATGTTGTTTCCAGTATTCCGGCATTTCTTTTTCGTACCGCTGTAATGCTTCTTCTTTCGTCTTGCTTTCCAATAGAATAAGGTAAAGTTTGAATGCGTCAAATATGCTGAATTCTTCTACAACATCCGACATATAAACCGTATCATCATCGGGGCATTTTCCTTTGATGTAATCATCGACCGCTTTTTCTTCGAACCATTCGCCACGCACATTTTTTGTCGTTAATGCATGATGACATTCATTTTCCATATAGTACGCTTCATCTATTGAAGAAAAATACATGACGTATTTCAATTTCAATTCATCCGGGTTTCCAACCTGTAATGTATTTAGTCTGCTTTTAATATCGCTTGCAACCCCGACTTTACAGTTTCCTCTCCCGTCTGTGATGAAATAAACGCACGGTGTATCTTTAAGCATTTGTTCTTTACTCATACGGATCGCCATACCCTTCAAACCACAAATATCCTTTTCCCCTATCGGACGTTCTGAAGTAATTGTGATGACCATCGCCCCAGTAAAAGCAGTAATTTTTCGGAAGGGTTCTTCCAACATCGGTTTGACCTTCCCGTTCTGATTGCCATCTCAACAGGACATCTTCCGAAAGTGCCAGTAAATCAATTCCGCACTGGTTGACAGTTGGAGCGTTCCGGCTGTAGGCGAATTGGTTTCTTGCTGTGATGATAGCCGGGATCGTTGGCCCGAAACCACCGTTGTCAAATCTGTTCAGAATCGTCCAAGCGATCATTGACAGTTCCCGCTTGCTACTGATTCCCTTTGCTTCGCAATACATGACCTTTGCCATCATGACCGCTTCGGTGTGGTATGACTGAAGGAATTCGGCTTTTGCTTCTGCTTCTGCCTGTTCTACCGCCTTTTGTTCCATCCACCAAATACGGCTTGCTTCCGCTATGATTGGGTTGTCATCCGCAAGACCCATCGACCGGGCCATTGTCGCTATCGTATGACTTTTGACCTGTGTTTCAGTCCATTCAGCTGAAGCGGGTGTCACAGCCACACAAACGAGCATGGCGGTCATCATTATGATTAGTATTTTTTTCATGGTTTTATCTCTCCTTTAAGAAGAAAAACACGTTGTGGCTCTTCTTCTTTGCTTCGGTGACCATGCTTGCACTCGTGATTCTTTTGCAGGCGTTCCGTTGGTCGGTTTCATCAAAATCCACCATATAAACGGTTTCCCCTGCGGAGAATAACGGGATCGCATGGTCTTTCTGCGGTAGTGGTGTAATCTTCATATTGTCTCCTTTGTGATATTAATCCCCGGTGCGCATTGGGTACGGGAAACCCAATGTAGAGTAGAAATTTGTATGAATATGAGCAACTTGGAGGACTGCTTTTGAGTGTTCCTTTCAGAGATATGATGCAAAAGAAAGAAGGTTTCCCGCACCAAACACGCACCGAGGTTTTTCAGTCTATTCGTTAGAATGGGATTTCAGATTCATCGTCATCATCATACGCATGGAATCCGGGATATTCTTCAACTGGTGCAGAATTTCCACCGTCATTCTTTCCACCAAGGAATTCGACCCGGTCAGCAATAACGTCTGTTGTATAGACCCGCTTTCCGTCCTTGCCTTCATATGAGTCTGTCTGCAATCTTCCAACGACAGAAACTTGTCTTCCCTTACTGATATACCGCCCAACATTTTCAGCGGTCTTTCCAAAGCAAACCACTCTTGGAAAATCTGTCTGTTTTTCTTCACCCTTCGAAAAAGGTCTATCAATCGCAAGCGTAAATTTTGCGACCTTCATTCCGCTTTGTGTGTCCCTTACTTCCGGATCCCGTGTTAGTCTTCCTACTAAAGAAACGTTGTTCATGTTATCTCCTTTCTTGTAATCGTGATTTCAGTCCTTGGATTCTGCTTGTCAACATCCACCCGGCTTCCGTCCATTGTTGAAACGATGTTGTAATTGTCATCTTTCAAAACGCCGTATTTGGTCAGAATGTCCAGTGTTGCTTCCTGTAGATTGACAAGATCGCACCGTCTTCGGTCTTTCCTGTAGTAGACCATTTGCACGTTCACTGGTTCGTCTATCGGTTCTTCATCCCATTTGATATAGACCCCGCAAGCCGTTTCGAATGCCTTGTAATCGGCTGACTGGGAAATGAACGGTCTTCCCGTTTTCCGATTGACAAGAATCCTCTGACTGTTCTTTTTCGGTACAGGGTTGAGCGGAATGGTAAATTCCGCTACCCCGTTATTCAGGAAATCATTCGTCAATGATTTCGTATGTAAATCTTCCATAACTCCCATTTCTCCACTGACCAAGTCCGTTTAATTCGCCAAAATCAAGCCATTCCATGACCGTATCTTCCAACTTTTCATCCATCAGTCCGATTGTGATGTCGAACCACGTTCCGGCGGGTAACTGTTCGGATGATGCTAAAGCGATCCGCTCCCCCTGTGCGGTGCTTGCCCGAAGCGGTCGCTGATTGATGGTAATAGCATCTTTCAAATCCAGTCCTTCCGGCATATTGAGCGGGATCATGCGTGGAAAAACGAAAACCCCATTATCAATGATTTTCTTGTAAGCCTTGATTGACTGGGAAAGCAACTTCTTCTTCCGGCCCTTCATTTTCTGAATACCACCGCAAGCACCTTTGAAGAATCCACGGACTTGATAGTCCCATAAGACAGGAACCCCGGCGGCGTTCTTGAGGAAAATCGTTGTTCCCTTTTCTTCTACAGCATCTGCCCCGAACGCTTCGACTTCATCCGAAGTATTCATCGCATCGGGTGCTTTTGATGCGATGAATTCTTTATAAATGTTTTCCGTGTTCGGTGACGATCCTAACACTGGTTCAAGGAATGTCACCCTAACTCTCATCTGTTTCTCAATCAATCTGTTCATCATTTTCTCCTTTCTGTTTCGGCTTCATAGCCTTTGCCTTTCCTAACGTGACCTTTCGTTTGGTTGCCTTCCCGTGGCAATGCGTAGACTATCTAATCTATTCCTTTGCTACACGATGCAAACCACCGCCCCGCTTTTCCATCACTTCGCTAATCCGTTCTTTTTAGTACTACGGAATTCCTAACCATTCCTTTCCCTCGCATTCTATCCAATGCCTTCGCAAACAGAATCTGCTCAATGCTAAACCATTACGTCACAAGGCTAACGATTCTATGCCTTTGCTTCGTAAGTCGCAACCGCTCCTCGCCTTTCCTTTGCTTCACCGGTCGTCTATAATCTCTGCTTTTCCATAGCTTCGCAGAACGCCACATCTCCTCGCAAATCCATAGCTTCACGACCCGGTGTTCTTCGCTTCTATGCCTTTGCTACTCTGCGGATATCTCAACTTATCCATTGCAACGCCATCAACTCTATTCTCCTCTCCACCGTAGCCGTTCCTATACTGCACTTCGATGTTCACAGCCACGCCATTGCGATACATTCCATTCAGACTTTTCCATGCCGTTGCTATGTTTGACCATGCGTTACTTATCCTTTGCAAACGATCCATGACTTCACGATTCCTTTGCCATTCACCCATTACGCAACTAATCCATTGCAAACATTTCATCGCTTTCTGATCTCTTCCGTTGCTACGTTTAACAACGATTTACACTTCTAGTCACTTCCATTGCTACGTTTAACAACGCTTTTCACTTCCAGTCATATCAACGCTTTTCCTTTGCTTTACGGAGCATAGAATCACTCTTCCTTCGCCTTTCCGCTCCAAGATAGTCTATTCCGTGGCAGATTCTTTCTTGGCGATAATATCGTTGACGATCCCCATTGCTTTCGCAAACTGGGGAGCGGTCATCTTGTCTTTGATTCCGACAGTTTCCGCAAGCCATCCCATGTCTATTTTGTGAGTTTTGCAATGTTCAATCAGCCTGTGTCTTTCTTCGGCTGTGGCATATGTTACGCCAGTTGAATCGGGATTCTTCCGGGTTTGTGCGTTCTGCTTCTGCTTTGCCTTTTCAAGATCCTGCTGATAGATTGCGTTGGACACCTCTTCAGCGGATGCAACAGACGTATCGATTCCAAATCCCGCCATTCCTAATGCTCTACCGACAGCAGACGTTTCGCAGTTTTCAAGATAGGATGTTTTATTGATATAACTGGTGTTTTCCTTTTCGTAAGCCGTACCAGTCCCGATGATATTTGCGTTTCCTCCATCATCATAAAAACCAACCGTTGCTTTGAAGATGCATTTTCCGTTTTCATCGGTGATAATGTCGGTCATGATAAACCCTTCCGGGTACACCATCCGAAACGCTTTGATTCGCTGATGCACTTCAGCATATTCTTTGCCTTTGATGTCCGTGGTTCGGATCGTCTCATTGGCTTTTCTGATGTCTTCAAATGTTGCCACCGTTTCACCCCCTATTTGATAACAAGGCTGACTTTGTCAATCAGCTGAACACCTTCGATGATTTCGCCTTCAAGAATCGCTTCTTTCAGTGCCGTTTTGTTCGGTTCTTCAGTTACCTTGATTCTCATGAATTCATCCGGCAACTTCGTTCCTTCGGCGATCTGTACAACGTTTCTCGTTGTGTGGTATCTAACCACAACTTCCGGCTCGTTGATTTTCTCACCGTCAAGGTCAGCTTTTAGCATCTCGGAAAGGTAATCAATCCGTTTTTCCGTGGCCTTGATTCTCTTGTTGATGTCGTCCCGTGCTTTCTTCAGTGCATCAAGGAAAACTTTCAGCGACTTGATGTAGATCGCTACAGATTTTCGCTTTTCTTCCCGCTCCATCTGAAGGGCGTGGATTTCATCATACCCGGCTAAATATTCGCCTGTTTCGGGGTCGGTGCTGTCCAGTAATGTCAACAGGTCTTCCCGAATCTTGAAAAGGGTTCTCAATACTGCCATTACTTCCACCCCTTCTTGTTATATTCATCTAACAGTCCGGCTTTCTCTAACAGGTCGGACGCTTCTGCCCATTTCCCGGCAAACAGGAAATATTCGGAGCGGTCATAGATTGCCCTGTACTTCAACCGCTCTTCGGCGGTTTCTGCGTGCGTGAACATTGTGTTTTTCAACTGTTCGTAATCAGCCTTGATTCCGTCCGCTTCTTCCCTTGCTGACTGAAGTTCTTCTTTCAGTCTTTTGATTTCATCATCCTTGCTCTTGATGACCTCATTCAGTTCATTCATTTTTACCTCCTGTGTTCCAAGTTCCATCCTTTAACGCTTTGACATATACGTTAAAAAGTTTCTTTTCGTTTATGTCGATGTTGTCCAAAATCTGTAGACCAGTTTCGACCATTTCCCACAGTTCATCATCTTCCACCGAGAAAATATTCTGATCTTCGTCCTCGGTCAAAATACCTTCCTCAATCATGTCCAAAATGATGCTTGCGTAATACCCTTTTCTGTTGGTTCCGTTAATCGTCTTCACCTCACATTTCTTTTGCTTCCGGCATCGGTTTGGTGCATTCACATTGAACCCATTCTCCTGCACCTTCAGCGCCGTTTAATATCGTCTTTCGGAAGAATCCCCCTTCTCCGTGACATATCGGGCAATCGGGATCCGGTTTCTTCCTTTTGGGTTTTGGCTCTGTGAATGGTATGGTATAGGATGCATCATCAAATTTGCTTCGGATGTATCCGACTGGGTTATAAATCGTTCCATCCCGGTATTTCGCTATTGCTTCTTCTACCGTGTCATTGATGAAGGATTTTTCATACTTAACAACCACCCATTTAAGCCATTCAACCGTATTCGGTTTTACGTCTAACCCCTCTGCTTTCAATCTACCTATCAATGATTTAATCAGAGGTGAAAAAGAATCAGAATCAGTTTCAGAATCAGAACCGTTTCCGTCATCGGCTTTACTTTCTGTTTCTGTTTCTGTTTTATTTTCTGTTTCTTTTTCTGTTTCTGTTTCTGTTTGTGTACTCTTGTATACATTAATTCCGCTGTTGTGGGGTTTCTGTATACAATAACTCGGTTTCTGTTGAGTTTCTGTATACAATAACTCCGTTTCTGTATTCAATAACCACAAACCCGTTTTGGAATGTACTTCCCTTCTTTTCGTGATATCTCTATATTGTGATTGGATTCCGTGGGATGTAATGATTCCTTTTTCGTATGATTCCTTATCAAGAAGATCCGCATCTATCATTATTCCAATGCATTCTTCGATTCGTTCTTCTTCGATATCCCGGAACATCCATAAGATTGTTTCAACCACATTTTCTTTAGTGGTATAAAACCCGTCTTTATATGTCAGAATCAAAATCCATGTGAAGATTGTCCACGCATCCTTCCCGCCCTTCCGTATCATTTTGATGATTTTCGGATCGGAACCGATGTCCGTCTGTAATGGGAAATAATCCAATCCGATTTTCGGCGGTCTTGCCAACGTTACACCCCCTCTTCCTATTTAATTCTTTGGCCCGTCTTGCATCGGCTTCGAACTGTGCCTTGGTCTTGAAGAATCTGCAAACCTTTTCGGCGTTGCTGTGTCTTCTACACTGCATGACATAAAGTGGTCTGCAATTCTCCCGGTATGTCTTCACTTCCCGGCCGTCTGACAGTCTCACAACTTCGGGTTCCGATTCATAGCCGAAACACTGAAACGGTTTCATCTTCTCGCCCCCGGTGCGTCATATTCAGCCGTAGCCATAAAAGCTGTATCTTTTGCGACCCTGCGGTTCTTCCGTCTTGTCGCTTCCTTCCGTGCTTTCCGTCTTCTGATCGCTCTCTTTTCCTGCAACCAGTTTTCGTAAATTCTTCCGGCTGTAAACGCCGCTCCCGCCGTGGCTGTAAGTCCTAATATAAACATCATCATGCTATTCCCCTCCAATAACTCTTTCTTTCATGAGTTTTTCGGCGATATCATTCACCGAATACAATTTCCCTTTAAATTTCCCGGTAGCATCAACATCCGACAGCCAATCTGAAGTTTTGCTTTTGCAATATCCAAGAAATTTCTGTACATCCTTTGGACGCATCATTCCGGCTCCGTTTACCGAAGCCGATAAATCCCTTTTTAATTGTGCTTTGTTCATCATTTTTACCTCTTGAAAGTGTCTAAATTAGACACCTATTCGTTAAAAAAAATACTGGCTGTTTCGGCATCTGTCAAAGAGTATTTCTTTCGAATCTGTGAAATCTCGCTTTGAGTAAACTCGCCGTCTTTTTCATTTATCTTTCGGGTAAATGCTCCAATCGAAATGCCAATGTAATTTGCAAGGTCTTCGTAACGATCCCCCGCTAATGCCATCTTCGACCGAAGAAGTTTTTTATTCATTTACTCACCCCCTTTCGCTTCCTTGCCTGCCATGCCATACCTCGCCTTGCCTGTCCGTGACAAGCCTGTCCGCACCCCGCCTTGACTGCCTCGCCCTACCATGCCCGTCCTCGCCATGCCTCAACGAGCCTGTCCTTGCCATGCCGATAATTATGACAGCCGTTGTTATTTAGGTTGCCTTTTAGGATACTTTTATTATACTATCACATATTATTAAAGTCAATACTTTTTGTTGCAAATTTAGATATTTTTTTACCGTTTCTGTTGTCCTACATTATTATATATGGTATAATTTAGACACAGAAAAGGAGGTGAAAATGATGACGGGCGATGTAATTAAACGAAAAAGAAAGGAAAAGGGATTGACCCAAGAGGAACTCGGCAAATTGTTAGGCGTTCACAAAGGTGCGATTTCAAAATGGGAATCGGGCCGGGTGCAAAACATAAAGCGTTCCCAGTTGTTAGAACTGGCACGAATTCTTGAAGTTTCCCCGAATGAATTGCTTGATCGCCGAGAAAAACCGTCTTATAAAAGAATCCCGGTATTGGGAAGAGTGGCCGCAGGGGAGCCGACCGAACAGATAGAAGATATAATCGGCTATGAAGAAATCCCCTTTGCTTGGGCAGAATCCGCAACATACTTCGCCCTGCGAATCCATGGTGACTCCATGGAACCAAGAATGTTTGAAGGTGATGTTGTAATCATCCGACAACAAGAATGTGCTGAAAATGGGGACATTGTTATTGCTTCGGTAAACGGGCAAGATGCAACCTGTAAAAGATTCCGAAAAACGGATTCGGGAATCATGCTTATACCGTTTAACAGCAAATATGACCCGTTCGTTTATTCTGCGGAACAGGTCGAAACCTTACCAGTCCGGATCATTGGGAAGGTTGTCGAAATGAGATGTAGATTTTAGGCACAGAAAAAACCCCCGGAATGAAGGGGTGACCGGGGGTTATTTCCAAGGTAAAAATGATGATTGATCTTTACTCACAATTTACGAATCAATCAAGGGTTAGCGATGACTTGACCCATATTCATTTTAGCAAACCACTTTTCCTCTGTCAATTAGAAGGGGGTGAAAACAATGTTCAGAAGAACATTTACTTTCGAAGGAAAACGCTATTACATAAGTGGAAAAACGGAAGAAGAAGTCATTGAAAAGATGGTTCGGAGAAAGATGGAATTGGAAGAAGGGCGAAATAGAATCACCCGAAACACCATTTATAAAGACTGGTTCGAAGAATGGCTTGAGACGTACAAAAGACCGTCTGTGAGCGTTTCTTGGTCAAAGACCATAAAAGATATAGGCAAAAGCATAATCGTGGCTGAAATCGGAAATTGCAGGCTCAAGGACATCAAACCGCTACACGTTCAAAGGATATTGAACGACAAAGCGGATATGTCACAAAGCTATCTTAAAATCATCTACATTATCATGTCCGATTCCATGCGGATCGCTGTAAAGAATGGATTGATGTTAGAAAACCCGTGCGATTCTGTCACGATCCCTAAAGGGAAGAAGCCGGAGAAAAGAAGAGCCATCACACAAAAGGAACGGCATTACATCTTGCGGACCTGTGAGAAGCACCGGGCCGGACTGTTCTATCTGATAATGCTTTACTGTGGATTGCGACCGGGTGAAGTGGGTGCTTTGCAGTGGAGAAACGTGGACTTGAAAAGCCGGGTGCTGACCGTTGACAGTGCAATCAAGCCGGATGGAAGCATCGGAACGCCGAAATCAGATTCGGGATTTAGGCGGGTTCCAATCCCGGAACCACTGGTAGACAAATTGGAAACCATGCCCCATAGATCCCCGTTTGATTTTGTGTGTACCAATGCCCACGGGGAACAGCTGACCAAATCGAGCATCAAGCAACAATGGAAATCCTTCAAGCGTCAGCTGAATGTCGAGATGGGGTGCAGGACGTTCAAGGGGGCATTAGTACCTCCGCTCCCGGTAGCCGATGACCTTGTCCCATACTGTCTCCGGCATACCTACTGCACCGACCTACAAGCCGCCGGGGTTCCAATAAATGTTGCGAAAGAACTGATGGGTCATTCTGATATAAGCATTACAAGCAAAATATACACCCATTCTTCGGAAGAATCCTTTGAATCTGCTACCAGTGCCATCAACGAATTGATCCGGGAGAGAGCCGAAAAAAATGTGGAAAACTGTTCGTCTGTCAAAGAATGTCTATAAACCTATCAAATTGGTAGTGTGGCAAGGGGTGTGACATTGGAGCCGGGAACCGTTGGTATTATGCGGTTTGCCCCTTAACTGGGGGTCAAGGGGTCGTGGGTTCGAATCCCGTCACTCCGACCAAATAAAAACCGCTGAAAACGTTGAAATTTCAATGCTTTTGGCGGTTTTGCTTTTATGGGTATGTTTGGAAGTACTGTAATAATTGTACCGTATTCGCCCATATTTGCACACATAGGGTGTGGCAATTGGTGTGGCACCTTTTTGGTAATCCCTGTAAATAGTACCCCGAAAAGTTATCCACACAACTAACCTACTTGGTAAATAGGATTTAAGGGCAATAAAAAAATTCCCCCGCATTTCTGCAGGGGACAAGAATAAAGATAACCCCGGAGGGTTCAACCGCTACAGATCATTCGACCTTTCACGGCTTCGCCATTATTATATCACGGGGTTCAATCTTCGTCAATCGACTTCGTTTAATGTTGATTCGTGTACATATCCGAAAATGCAGGATTATATTTTGTGACGTATGTTTGATACAATAGTCGCCCTCTTTTTCGGTGGATTTCTAACGCACGATCCGAATTCGGTCTTGCTTTCGTGTAACGCTGTGTTGCTGAAACAATCGACACAGTGCCATCTTTGTACACTGTTATATATCCCCGCTTTTCCCCTTTAACTTCGAATGTATCGGATATCCATTTTAGGGCCTTTGGCGATTCGTTTTGTTTCATTGGTCTGATTCCGTGTACTGTCGCAACAACTTTCGGTATTCTATCGTTCATTGTTGTTCCTCCTATGCCATCATCGCTCTTGCGATTGCTCTTGCTACTTCTTCTTCGGTGTTGGGTCTGATGAGGTTGGTCACCTTCATGATCCACGGGCAAAACGGCTCATCGTTTCCGATGAATGCTTCCCCTTCCTTGATGTTGTAATACAGTTCCATCGACTGACGTTTCTTGATGTTCTTGGATGCTTCCGCAACTTCCTTGATTCCTTTTACTTCGATGCCCATAATCTTCATTGTGTGTTCCTCCTATTTACTGGGTTCTTTATTCTTGTATAGATCCGGGGCATTCGCCCCGGTGCTTTGTTTTATTCTCCGAATACTTCGTTGTACCATCTTTCACAGGCTGTGAAGTTCATCGGCTTGGAACCCGCAAACCCTTTTAATCTCCATTTGATCTGCAGTTCTCTTTCTTCTTCTTTAATGATTCCTCTTTCAATCTGATTGTCGATACAAGCTGTGATCATGTTTTTCCGTGTCATCTTCATTGTTGTTACCTCCGTGGTTCTTATCTTTATCTTGATTATATTATACCCCTAACGGGGTACATTGTCAACAATTATTTGCACGATTTCTTGATTTTTTCAAAAGAAAAAAGACCCGTTAAAGGTCTTCTTCCATTAAATCTTCCACGGTACAACCGAGAGCCTTTGCGATCCTAACGGCTGTGATTGCCGCCACACCGTCAATATTTTTCTCCCCGTTCTCTAACTTTTGGAAGTGCCGGAAGTTGACCCCGGCTTTTTCCGCAAATTCCTTTTGTGTCAATCCCGCCTTTTGGCGTAGTGTTTGCAATTTGGTCATGTCAACAACTCCTTTATTCTACTTCGATTTCTTCCAAGCAAAAGTCATCGTATGGGCTAATTACCGCAATATATGCTGAAGTTACATCATTTCACCTGCAACATCAATAGCATCATCCAAGTTGTCGCACGGTCTGCATCTTCCGGCTTCAATCATTTCCTTTCCGTCACTAACTCTAACGGCTTGCCAAACTGTTCTGCCGTAAAGTGGGTTTTTTGTTACAACGATAACCATTTTCCCGTTTCCATCATTGTAATCGTAAACAGTAAACATTGTCTTTTCTCCGGCATTACCATATTTGCCATTGTACTTTTCTTTGATGCTCTTAATTGTCATTTTATGTACCTCCGTGTTTTGGTGTTATCTTTATTTCTTGATTATATTATACCCGTATCGGGGTACAATGTCAACCCTTTTTTAATATTTTTTTCTCAAAATACAGGGAAATGCCACCCGAAATTATTACGGTTTCTTTGCCATATACCGTAGATTATGAGGCTCTAATTTTCGATTTAAGGCGATAAAAAATAGGGGGTGGATACTTATATCCTTGCGTTTATCTTCTTGAAATCGGTATTTTGGGCAAAAGAAAAGACCCCCGGCATTTCACCGGGGGTTTAACTAAAATGAAGCACTAAATTTTGGTTATTGGGTTATAACATATATTTTCGGTCATGGACTTTCAAGTAATACCGCTCAAATGCGTCCATGTCCAAGTCTTTCGGTAACTTGTAAAATGGTCGAAGTCCGAACAGATTCTTCCTTGCGTACATTTCATGTCGTAACGCTTCCACTGCTTCCGTTCGGTCTTCCAATTTGTTCAGCCGTGCGACTTCGTCCAGTTCATCGCCGAACATCGTCAATAGATCCTGTAATCTCATTTGACCACCTCATGCGCCGTGATTTCCTGCATCAAAGCTTTGTAGTCTTGCTTTGCTTGGTGGGCGGCTGAATAGGCTTCTTCAACATTGCCGTTGTTTTTGTAGTCCATCAAAGCATTCGCTGACACCAAAGAAAGGCTGATTGAAGAATCCACCATTCGAAGAAGAAGTAGCGTTTGGCGTTCCTGTAATTCGTTCTGCTCTTCAGACCGCTTGTTGACCTTGCTTATCTGAATGGACAAGCATGCAACCACGATCCCGGCTAAAGCGGTGA